TAAGGATCGCTAGGCACTAACGCACAAAACGGCGGAATGACTGCCTCTGGAACGGAATCATAAACATTTGCAGCCACGCCTGAGAGCGCTGATTGCAATGAATCGCGCACGCTGGTCTGGATTGATGTCGCTGGCATTATTGAGCCATCGTTTCGACATCTTGAAACGGCGCGAGAAGCGCGCTAACGCGAGCAAGTAGCTGTCGGCTCATGCGCCACGGTGACACCTGAAAATCAACGCCATCAATTGAATTGCCTGCTGCTGTTTTGGCTTGAAATATCTCTGAACTTGTCATAATAATTGCATTTTCAACGGCATCATTGTTTGCATAAATATCGGCGGCAGATTTGCCGACGAGCGTTGCTGATCCGTTAGGAATGACTGCGCGAAGCGTGACATCGGCTGTCACTTTTGCAGCTGTGAAAACATAAGGTGAAGCGGTGTAATCCGCGGTCACGGTATAAGTGGCATCGATGGACGCGGCGACATTATTAAGTTGCACGCTTTGACCCGTGACAAATCGATGCGGTCTGACTGTGTAAATGTAAAGAATATTATTTTCGATTTCGTATTGTGCAACAGCCGATGAATGAGCGACCAACATCGGCAGCACGACAGCTTCGGCGGTGTTGATAATGTCGTCGAGATAGCTGTCAGGATACAGGGACACGCTCACGCCAAGCACGGTGCGCAAGTCTTGTGCGCTAACGATATTGGGCATGAGCGTTCCCTTCATTCAGCTCGATCAGCTACGGGAGCGCAGCTGATCGATGATTATTTGTCGGCTTAGGTGAAATTAAAGCGATTGCAACCAGCGCCTGTCTTGACCGCAAGTGCTCCGAATCCGTAATAAAGAACGGAAACTTGACCTGTAGCGATGACATTTGCGCGAAGGGTTGCGCGTGGGCTTTCATACCAAGTGTAAGCATCAGGATTGATGACGAACATTGAGTTGTCACCTGATCCTGTCTTGTAAGCATCGACATAAAGATTGAGACCCGCAACATTTCCGACAAGTGATGTCGGTGTTACTGATCCGCCTGCGTTCATCGGTGCAACGGCGTTGTAAATTGGGCGACCGTTGTCGGCGTAGCCCATGATATTTGCCCATTGATCAGGCGAAACAACAAGATTGCGAGCAAAGCCCTTTGTTGCAGCATAGACAGCGGCAGCCGCGCTTGATACATAACCAAGCAAGCCGTCTTTGTCATTTGCGCGAGCAGTTGCATTGAGCGCACCGTTATCGCGTAGCACATCGCTTGCGTATTCGGTTGTTGCCTTTGAATAAGCTTGCTCCATAGTCGCGAGCAACTCGTTCAGGAATACGGGCGAACTTCTATCTAGAAGCTCTACAGAAAATGTTTGAGAGCCGCTGAACTTTTTGACAGATACAGAAATGAATTCTGAATTCACATTGACATCTGCAACTGCGCCGCCTTCGGCTTCTTCGGTAACGCTAGGGAGCTGTGTGATTTTAGGGATTTCGAATGTAAGACCAGCATCGGGCAATGTGCCACGGCTGAGCGCATCGATTGATCCGCGCACATTTGTTCCAAGCGGATTCCACACCTCGGTGAGCTGGCGGGTCGGGAACATTGCAGGGTTGTTTGTGGCGTCGTCTGCGGCTTTAACATAAAGCTTTGCATCATCGTCGCCAAGTGCTGCACGAATTGAGTTTTCAAGATACTTGACCTTTGTTAGCTCAATGCGTGGAGCTGTGTAAAACTTCGGCTGATTTGCAGCCGCGTTGAGAGACGCAGCAGCTTCCACCGTTTCGGCGGGTGCTGCCTGCTCTGTGACGGTGTTTTCCACTTCGTCTCCTTTTTCTTCGGTATTTCCAGAATCGATTGATTCGGAATCTTCTTCATCATCTTTCTTTTCTTCATCGTATGACGCAGCGACATCGCTCACGCGTGCGGAATCGATGGCTGGCTCTGAAACTAAACTGACTTCATCGAGCTGTCCTGCTGATACAACCATCACACCGTTTTTGTTATCCCACGCATCAACGGAAATTCCCACACTAAAACCATCACGCAACTGCGTCTGTGCTTCTTCAAGCGCATCAGAACCCGCGGTAGTATTTGCGATTTTGAATTTTGCATCGATGCCGACAGGCTTGCCGTTTTCGTAAGCTTCTTCCATCGAAATGACGCGTCCTATCGGTCTTGTTCTATCGTGCTCCAGCAAAAGTTTTACGCTCTTCGGCGCAATTGATCCAGCTTTGAACATTGTGCGACCTGCACTTGTATTTCCTTCTTCATTCCAAGTTACGATTCTGCCGGAAATTATTCGGCGTTCAGAATCTGCCGCTGTTAATGAAATTGGGATTGATAGTTTCATCGGATCAAGTCCTCTTCCTCTCTGATTTCATCGACGCTCATTGCGCCAATGCGATTGAGAATTTCATATACTTCCGCACGCTCTTTAGCCGATCCGCGAAGGTAATCGTCTAAGTCGTAGCGCACCGTCTGTCCAGCAGGCGTGTAATCTGGTAAAGAAAGCCGTGTTTCGATTGCACGCGCAAAATTTCTAAGCGAAAAATCAAAAAGCGACTGCCGCGCAAGTGTGGCATTGCTGTATGTCATCGATGATCCGCTGTTAGCGTCTGCGTAATATGCTGGCAATCCGATTGCGCGGCAGAGTTCGGTCGCTACTTGTTCGCGCGCTTCATTGAGCTGCAACGATTTAGGATCATAGCCCACAGATTGCAATTCGATATCGGCATTCAAAAATGCTGTGCTGCGTGTGGCGCGTGATGTTTTCCAGCTGTCCAAAAGTGAGCGAATGCGATCTGCTGGAAGCGCTGTGCCCGATGATTTCAAAACCATTGTCGGATAAGGCTCTTGTGCATAAATTGTCGCAGCTTTTTCTAATGCGAAAGCGGCTTTGATTGTGCGACCTGCGCGATTTAACAATCCTTCATCGATGCCATTGAAAACAGCAAGTGATCCCACGCCAGCTGTCGGGACAGCCATTCCATCGACGCGATACCCTGTGATTTCCGTGCCCATTGCGTTTGTGATTATTTGCACGCGATCTGGCGAAATTCTTTGTGTGTCACGAATGCGTCCTGTGTCTGCATACAGTTCCATAATTTGCAAATATGCGACGCCGTAGAAAAGCAAATCTTCAACAATAAACGAATAAGCAGAATAACCCGTCACACGCTTGTCAGGCTGATTGATAATTTTCGGCGGATAAATTTCTTGTCCCGTTGAATCGTCAATGATGTGCAGCGGGATGGACGCAATCGATGCACAGATAATGTTTCGAGCTCTTGCAATTGTCGGGACTGCCATTGCTTCATCGCGTGTAGCCGTGGCAGGTGTAAGCAAGTAGCTCGAAAGACTGTTCATTGTGTTAAGCGGTGCTAATGCAGCAGCGACATCGACCGTGCTCTCAGCTTTCGGCGTAGCCAAAACGGGCGCGGTGATGAAGAAATCGCGTAATGCCATGCGCAAATTCTCCCGTGCGGTTAAACACTAACCAACGAGAATGTCAATCTCTGTCGATGGGCGTGTCGCAAAATGAGTTACCAAAGCAGCTGCCACGCAAGCGGTCACGGTGCTCTGTGACGCGCGACGACCAATGACCCAGCCCGTGTCGCCCATTCTTAGACGCGCAGCTGACAAAACCTGCGATGTCAGCTCAGCTTGATTGCCGTGCCGAAGGCGACGGCTAGTGATAGCGCCCAAAAGCTCGTCACACGCTTGAGCATAAATCGCGCCGTCGATGTCCGTAATCGAAATGCCCGCGGGTTGTAATCGCATCGCCGAAGCTGCCGCCGTGCGACGGCTGAACGCGACCGTCTCAGTCGGAAATTTGCGTGCGTAAGTTGCGACATCATTTGCCACAGCTCGATCATCAAGTGCGACAGGATTTGTCCAAGTGTGAAGCAATCTCACGACAAAACGATCCTCTGACAATTTTTGAGCACCGACCAGAGCTGCTGATCTTCGATCTGGCGAGAAATCCAATCCGAGCCATGTCGGTTGCGTAGGATCAAGCTGCAAATCATCTTCGCCGCAGTCGTTCCACGCATCTTGTGGAATTGCGCTTGAAATTGTGGCAACCCACCTGCACAAAACTTCGGTGCGCACGACATCTGGCGGATCGTTGAGAACGGCGCGGATATTATCTTCATGAATCGTGTATCCCAGAGCTGGATTGGCAGCCCGCCAATTTTGCGGATCATTGATGTCGTCGGTTTCAGCCGACCATTCGAAATAACCGATGTCATCGGACGCCCCAGCAGCGGCAGCCATGCCACGCTCGCGCAGCTGATTCAAGACGACGCTGTGCTGATCTCCCGCATTCGACAAGCCAATCACCATCGGATTTCTCGAAGCCATCGCGGTATATCGAAGCGATGCAAAGCTGTCCAAGTCTTTCATCTCGCGAAGCTCATCAAGGAAAATCGTTTCGGGTCGGCTAATTCCGCGAGCAGCTGCGCCGCCAGCTTTTACCATGTAGCGATTGCCGTTGAGAAGCTCGATTTCTTCCGATCCGTGTGCCCACCTGATTCGTTTGACCTGAGATCGAAGATTGGCATTGCCGTCGATGATTGAAACCATGTGGCGGAATGTCTCAAGTGATGTCGTGAGCCTGTGAGCCGTGCCGATTTGTAGCGGCTCGTCCCACACAAAGAGACCCGTTAAAGCCCGAAGCATCTGGAATGTTGTCTTTCCTGACTGTCTGGCAACCACGACGCAGACAATCGGGTGCGCCCATCTGCCGTCGGGCTTTACGCGGTGGCTCTCGATGGCAAGCCATTTTTGCCACGGCATTAGCTTGACGCCAATCTCAGCGGCAAAATCGACCATCTCTTGACCTTTTGACGGCATTGCAAGCGGCTTAGACGCGATTCTGGGCGTCGTAGAGCCTAAAAGCGTGCCTACAGCTGGAACAAATCCCGATTCGTCCGTGTTCGAGCCTGTAACGACCTTTAGAGAGCCTTTTTGAGCCTTTTTAGCCTTAGTCATGACTGCGCGATTCGTTTTGCGGTGAAAGCAAACCTC